AGCCTCACAGGAAAGGATAGAAGTTAAGGTGCAACTTGAAAAAGAATCACAAAAACCAACTGAACCTACCGAAGAACAAAAAGCACAAATAGCGTGGAACAATCTTGTTTTGGCGTGGCGTTTTTTCAAAGAAAATGGGTATTACAATGACTACGGAAATTCAGTTTACAACACACTCGATGCCAACGGAAAGATTAACTTCACAAAGGATCAGAAACTTGAATTTAAGGCTCAGGCTTTATCCAATTTAGAAAAACAACACAACCCTTTACAATACATGGGAAACGTTGTTAAAATCAACGAGGCACGTGCTATATTGGATGAAATAAGAAGCTCAGATCAAAGTACCAGGTTAGTTTCTGAATGCAAAAGAATCGCTTTGAATAAGTTTTTTAAAGATTTGGCAGATGTTGAAATGGAAATTGAAGATATGTTTGAGCTTTTACCTAATGTAAATATAGAGATATGAACCATGCATCTGTTTTTTCTGGAATAGGTGGTTTTGATCTTGCGGCAGAATGGGCAGGATATAAGAATCTATTTCATTGTGAGTTAAATACATTTGGACAACTTATTTTAAAATATTACTGGCCTCATTCAAAATTATATGACAATATCGAAACAGCAGACTTTAGACCATATAGAAATAAAGTTGACGCATTATCCGGAGGATTCCCATGCCAAGACAATTCAAAAGCAAACCAAAGTATTTCGCGTAAATCGGGGTTATCCGGAGCAAGAACAGGGCTTGCTTTTCACATGCTCAGAGGGATGTCTGAAATCGGGCCCAAAGTTGGTGTGTTCGAAAATGTCGGTGACTTTCTTACAGTTAACGAAGGAAAAGACTTTAGAACAATTCTCGGTGAGTTGGCCGGAATGGGGTACAATGCAGAATGGCGAATTTGTCGCTCGTCAGATGTCGGTGCCCCACACGAACGTAAAAGGCTCTATATTGTTGCTTACTCCGACAGCCTCAGATTACAAAAGGGACAGACTTTTTTTTCCTATGTACACGAAACGTCATCACAGATCACCTGGGTGCCTACCGGAACACCTGTACAAACTTTTAGGGGTGGTGCATGGTCATCTGAGCCACCTTTTCCTTGCGTGGATGATGGGCTTTCCCTTGCAATGGCTGGATTTACAGCGTCACAATGGCGTAAAGAACAAATCAAAGCCTACGGGAATGCGGTAAGTCCACAGATACCTTATGCAATTTTTAAGGCTATAAATGAATTAATACCAAACAACTAATTTTGATTTGGCATGACAATTGATTATTTTTGTGACAATGCAAACAAAATGGAAACCCTGCGTACATATCTGTACTCTCTTAAAGAGGGCGAAGACGGCACATTAAGGCTGTCTATTGATCTTGGCATGTACATTCAGTCAGATACAGGGGATTCTATCCAATTACATTTACCACAAGGGCCTGCAACATTACCAAAGAGAGTGTATTTAAACACGGATAAAATTTGGGACAATGGCAAAGTTTATTTCTACGTTTGCAACAAGCAAGTTAACCGGGAATACATCTTTCAAAAGTTATTACAATACAGGATCAATAAATTTGAAACGTACGTTAACTATTTTGAATCAAAAATAAATCTGTACAAAAAGGAATTAAACGCGGTAAAGCTTAAAGCTGCATGAAAAAGATAATTTGTAGATTATTTGGGCATAAATTCAAATATAATTTTCCATCAATGCCAACAAAATGTTTTTGTAAGCGGTGCGGGATTAAATGGAGAGTTGAGTTTATTAAACCACCATGCCATCCATTTGATTTAGTAAAATGGATACAAGATGCACATTCGCGCGTGTGATTATAGCCCTGAGTCTCAACAGGGCTTTTTTATTGCCTCAAATTATTTTGAAATATTTTAACTTTGCTATTGACAATCAAATTATTTTGTTTACCTTTATACCAACGAACTTAAATATTAAAAAATGGAAACAAAAAACACACTCGAAATTGAATTATTTGAAGCAAATATCAATAGCGAAATAATTGAGGCTTCTTACAATGTATTTGACGGTGACAATGAAGCGGATGTTTCAAATCATCAAATCCAGGTTGCCACTTTGATAGAATGGATTGAACATAATGGTTATAATGCTTATTGTACAGATGTTTTAACAGGGGATTATGCAGCTTATCCAGTGCGTGAATTTCTTGCAGAAAACCTTAATAGTTTAGTGAAAGATTACTTAACTGAAAACCTGAAATAAAATGGAAAGTAAAATAGAAGCAACTGCTTTTCATAAATGGCTTTTTATAAAAACAAAAGGCCATCCGGTTGCAGTTGCTAACGAACTTGTAAATCAAGTTGTGAATAATCAAAATCCTCAAGCATTTGAATTACTTGAATTGACTGGCGACAGAGAATATACTCCTGAAACTTTTGTTAAGGCGGCTAAAATACTTTGTGATCTATGCAATGAATTCTCACCAAATTATTACATCCCTAAAAAATAAGCCATGAAAGACCCAATAACCCAAGCAAAGAAAGCTATCAATAACCTGATAGATGTTCTTAACAACGTTCCCGATTACGAAAACATGGGAATGGATACCCACAAGGCTAAAATGTGCGAAATGTATCGTCGTCACGGACTCGAAATGGCTATCGATGAAATACGCAGAACTTGCCTTAACGAATGGCCTACAAGCCTCGAAATGGTGACTTATGAGAAATACGATCTTGAATTAACAACAGAACTTAAATAAACACAAAATGGAAAAGCAAAAATTCTACATTTTCAGAACTTACTCCGCAGGGGTATTCTTTGGCAACAAAAAATCATTAAATGGTACAGAAGCAATAGTTACAAATTGCCGCCGTTTATGGTCATGGTCTGGTGCTGCATCATTAACACAACTTGCAGTTGAAGGAACTAAAAATCCAAATGGCTGTAAATTCACGATGACTGTTACAGATGAGGAAGGCGTTTACTTGCCTCAAATAGTAGAGGTAATCCCATGTACAGAAAAAGCAGTTGAAAGCATTAATTCAGTAAAGGAATGGAAACTTTAATAAAACGTTTTTTAACCATAGAAAGTTACGGTGACGGTTACGGTGACGGTTCCGGTTCCGGTTCCGGTTCCGGTTCCGGTTCCGGTTCCGGTTACGGTTACGGTTCCGGTTACGGTGACGGTTCCGGTTCCGGTTACGGTTCCGGTTACGGTGACGGTCCCGGTTCCGGTTACGGTTCCGGTTCCGGTTACGGTTACGGTTCCGGTTACGGTTCCGGTTACGGTGACGGTTCCGGTTCCGGTGACGGTTACGGTGACGGTGACGGTTACGGTGTAATAACTATTGAAGATTATAGAAAAGGTTTTCTGACAAAAAAAATAGCATCTTTTAAATCATTCAATGGAAAGTCAGTTTATTACATTGACGAAATACCATGTACATTTTTATCAATTATTGGTAACGTTGCTAAAGTCGAAGTAATACAAGATGACTATACAATCAAAAAAATGTATGTGGCTAAGTCTGGAAATTTATTTGCTCACGGTGAAACTAAAGAAGAAGCTTTAGAATCTATACATGATAAGTTTTTCGCTTCGTTGTCTTTTGAAGAACGAAAAGCAGAATTTATTAAACTTTTCAAAAAAGGAGAGCACTACAGCAATAAATTATTCTTTGATTGGCATCATCATTTAACAGGTAGTTGCGAAAGTGGTAGAATGATGTTTGTTAAATCACATTCAATTGATTTGGATGGTAAAATGACTACAACAGAGTTTTTAAACTTGACAAAAAATGAGTACAACGGTGAGATAATAAGAGACATTTTAAGCCAAATGAATAATTAACTCAATATATTAACTGATCTATAAACCCGCCTAACACGCGGGTTTTTTAGGTACAGGAAAACACTAAATTTTAAATCATGGCTAAACAAAAAGACCCTCAAAAAGAATTTATAGAATCCCTCGAAGTTCTCAATAAGAAACAGTTCTTAGAGAAAGATTGCGGCATCGTGGCTAACAACTCCAGGCTTCGCTTCATGACAAAAGAAGACTTCGTTTTTACAGAAGGTGACAAAGAACTCATCAAAGAAGGGCTTGAAAAACACCACGAAAAAATAGGCAAAGTTATTAACGGAGAGTTTTTGAAGACGAAAGAATAAATTTTCATTTTTTACTTGCAAATCAAAATAATTTGTTTACATTTGAGTATCGAATTTAAATTAAAAAAAATGAACACTTCAACTCACTATCAACAAGCTATTTCTATTTTGAGCCAATTTGGATGCAAAGTAAACAATAACAAAATTGTTGGCTTGCCATCAGGGCTTCAAGGCATTCAGCTACAGGATCAATTAGAACAGATTTGCTTTACTGAAAACAATTGTGATTTTGTTTATCAAATCGAAGGTAAAAGATTGATTGTTTCCGAATGCTAAGAATTTACCACAATCACACAAAGTGGGAAGATTTGGAAATGTATTATAAAAAGCCTTTTGATGTCCAGCAAGCTTTGGATTTTATAAATGATAGCAAAGAGTTTGCAAAATCAATGTTCCGTGTTACGTGTGAATACAAATATTCGTGTGAACATAATTTAACATCAAATATTAATCGCGTGGCTTGGTTAGGGCAATCTGCATGTTTTAAAGCAATTAGATGTCCTGAATATATCACCCGTAAAGCATGGGGATTATTGAGCCTTAAAAAGCAAAAAATATCCAATTTGCATGCTAAAAAGTGTATTGAAACATGGGAGTTTTTCCATCATAATATAGGTGTTAACCCAATTTCAGGGGTATATATTGACAGTTACTTGAAAAAGGATTATGATTTTATACCCGATGAATTACCAGGTGAATTAATTGATTTGGCACCGGCATATAAATTTATTTGCAGTGCTATTTTAAAGAATGATCAGCATTTAACAACGTTAGGGTACTCAAAGCCAAAATCAGAAATTTATCACATCTTAAAAGGAATCGAACTAAATGAACGTGCTGCAAGCCGCCAATAATAGGCTAAAATACATATTTGACAATTTTGATAATGTTTACGTGTCGTTTTCAGGTGGAAAGGATAGTGGTGTTTTGCTGAACCTTACTATTGATTGGATGCGTAAAAATGCACCTGATAGAAAATTAGGCTTGTTGCACTTGGATTATGAAGCCCAATACTCAATGACAACAGATTATGTCAACAAAACACTTTCAGAAAATAGCGACATTTTAGACGTTTACAGAGTGTGTGTACCCTTTAAAGTGTCAACATGCACAAGTATGACAGAAAGCTATTGGAGGCCGTGGGATGAAGAAAAAAAAGAACTTTGGGTATCTTCATTACCTGAAAATGCTAAAACATATTTCTCATTCTATGAGCGCGAAATGTGGGATTATGAGTTTCAGGAAAAATTCAGCTTATGGTATCACAAAATGAAAGGCGCAAAGCGTACAGCTTGTTTAGTTGGTATACGTACACAGGAAAGTTTAAACCGTTGGAGAGCTATACATTCAGATAGGAATTACCACAACTATAACGGTAAAAACTGGACTAAAAAAATGTACGATAATGTTTTCAATTGCTATCCTGTTTTTGATTGGGTTACAGAGGATGTTTGGACAGCAAACGCAAAATTCGGATGGAGTTATAACAAACTTTACGATGTGATGTATCAGGCAGGCATACCAATAGATCAACAGCGCGTTGCAAGCCCGTTTATTTCTACTGCAATAAGTTCATTGAAAATGTATAAGGTTATTGAGCCTAAAACTTGGGGTAAACTTATCGGACGCGTCAACGGTGTTAATTTTTCAGGCTTATACGGGGGTACTACTGCAATGGGATGGCAATCTATAAAGCTGCCGCCTGGTCACACTTGGAAATCTTACATGTTTTTCCTGTTGGAAACATTACCTAAAAAAACAGCAGATAATTATAAAGCTAAACTTTCAGTATCACAAGAGTTTTGGCGTACACGTGGGGGATGTCTATCAAAAGAAGTTACTGATAAACTTGAGTCTATGGATATTCCCATAAAAATAGGTGGCAAGAGTAATTATAAAACTGATAAGCTACCTGTAACAATGGAATACTTGGATGATTGCGATATAAAAGAGTTTGTGCAAATACCGACTTATAAAAGGATATGTATTTGCATACTTAAAAACGATCATTTGTTAAAATATTGCGGTTTTTCTTTAACTAAACACGAAGAAAAATATAGGAAAAGAATATTAAAAAGATATGCCACCATTAGTTGATTTAAGAGGAGTAAAATTTGGAAGACTGAGAGCAGTTTACAAAATAGATTCAAAATGGTATTGCGAATGTGATTGTGGTAGAAATAAAATAATTGAAGGATCAAGCCTGCGTGGAGGCCGTTCAAATTCTTGCGGATGTGGGCATAAAAAAGTGATTAGCAAACCACCTGGGAAAACTGGATTTAGATTGCTTTTTATGAGATACACAAATAATGCAAAATCAAGAGGGTTTGATTTTCCATTTACAGAAGAGGAATTTAAAAATATTATAACACAAGAATGTTTTTATTGCGGTGAAAAACCGAGACCATTTAATGCATATTGTAGAAAAGGAGAAAAAGTTGCTAGAATAAAAGGTAGATACGATCAATGGTATGTTGACAGATCTTGGATAAATGTAAATGGTATTGACAGAATGGATAGTAATTTACCATATTCAATAGAAAATTGTGTACCATGTTGCGTTGAATGCAATATATCTAAAATGAGAAAATCAACATTTGAATTTATAAATCACGCTATTAAAATAGCAAATTATCAAAAATTTAAAAATGAGCAACTTTAAATCACCTGTTTATAATGTCATAGCGGTGCCAATAGATCAAATCCAGGCTAACGCTTACAATCCAAATTCGGTTGCTGAACCCGAAATGCAATTGCTGGAAACATCAATTTGGGAAGATGGCTATACGATGCCTATAGTTTGTTATAAACTTGAAAATGGCATGTATGAAATAGTCGATGGCTATCATAGATACACGACAATGAAAAAATCTAAACGGATTTTTGAACGTGAAAACGGATTGTTACCGGTATCTGTAATTGAAAAAAGTGAAGCTGAACGAATGGCATCAACCATACGCCATAATCGGGCGCGTGGATCACACTCAATTGATTTAATGAGCAACATAGTGGCAGAATTAACTCAAAGTGGAATGAGTGACGCATGGATATTAAAACACATAGGTATGGATGCAGATGAACTTTTGAGATTAAAGCAAATAACAGGACTTGCTGCCTTATTTATAGATAAAGAATTTAGCGAAACACAATACATTGATTAAATTTAACTCTCATGGAACTGATAGTAATAGGTATTATGGTTTGGATATTTTGGGGTATGTTCTCAAGCGAAAACTTTGAGGATGACAGTTGCGATAATTGGATGAAAAATGATTAAGCCGAAACTAAAGCGTGGTACTTCTCACAATTATAACGGACAAACAGTCTTTGTTGAAATAGATAAAGGCAGTGAAGTTTTAGTTTGTGACAACGAATTAAGAAGGCTTGAGGATAATTATTTTACTGTCAAAAAATCGGAGTTAAAACCGATTTCTAAAGCACGAACTGGAATTGTTTCAAAGCCTAAAAAACTAACTGATCAAGAAAAGGCAAAACAAGGCGATATAAACGACTTTTTTGATAAGATGGCCGAATCTATGCCTTATAACTGTCAAGGCTGCCATAAGCCTTTATATGCCTTTACAAAGAAGATGAAACGATGTGTTACGAGTCATATTTTACCAAAAGCAGTTTTTGAAAGCGTTGCAACTGAACCTGATAATATTTTGTTCTTAGGAACATCACTTTTAGGAGTTTGTGAATGCCATAACCGTTGGGACGACAAAGGCGCAGAAGATCGGGCAAAATTGCCTTTTTATAATTTGGCACTCGAAAGATTTGAAAAGTTTAAACATCTGCTCACCGACAAAGAATTAATTCAAGCTTATAAATACTTAAACATAAAATAATGGAAACTAAAGACAAAATTTGGATTGCAAGCAAGTATGCTGAAAAAGGTTATGATTATTCAGACCTAAGGTATGGTGATGATTTATATCATCTTGATGGTAAACCTGAAAAAGAAGATATTATGGATGACATTTGGAATTATGTTGAGGAATATAAATCTATAGGATCAATCGCTTTCAGAGAAAAATATAAAGACTTTAAACTTTATTAGCGATGAACCGAAAAATAATACTATGGACAATTTACGCGATATTTTTAATCGCTATTCCGATCAATCTTTTTTTATTTAAAAAGTGGTTGGATTTTGAGAAGTCACAAATGAGAAAAGAGTTAAAACACATCAATAAATGATTTCATTTAAAAAAGTTGCTGATATATTTTATTCTGACACGGATAAGCACAAAAAGGCTTTTGATGCGGCAACCCTTTTGGATAATAGACTTGAAAATTCTTATACAGAATCAGGCATGAGTAATATCCATTTCGATCAATCTGCTTACAATGCTTATTTTGACTACGAAAAACTATCTCAATTGACAAATTATAGAGAAAAACTCCTAAATTATTTTAAAGAACTTAAACATAATCAAAAATGATAACCGACGAAAAATTCAAAGAATATATTGGTAAAATAAGTGACCAATATGAAGCATTAAAAGACCTTGCTGTTAAACATTGTGACGCAAACGTCATGATGGAGTTTTACGGTAAATTAGCCGAATTTAGAGATACGGCCTGTATTGCTTTACGTGATTCACACACAACTAAAACCCCTCAAAATAATTAAACATGAAAAAATCAATTCTTACTACTCTTATTGCCTTTGCATCACTGGCAGCATTTTCACAAGCTAAAACCGATAGCGTTAAGCATTACAAGTTTGAAGAACCAGAAACAATCCTTATTGATAACTTAATGGGTCAGTTAGATGTTTTGGCAGGCAACAGCGATAAAATTTCAACGGCTCAGTATAACTCGATACATCGTGCTGTTATACACATAGACAGCTTAATAAAAGTGCAGTACTTTAAATTTCATCCACAACCCAAACAACCCGCTAAAAATGAAAAGCCCAAAAACTAAGATAAAAGGCAATTTAGAAGACCTTAAACCTGCACTTCAAAGCCTCAAAAGCTTACTTGAAACAAGCGAAAACTTAAATCCAGGTAAAGCAGATCAATACGATTTGCAGGAGCGTGATCTTCAAAACATACGCGAAAAAGGCATAAGTAACAATTAATCAAAAAAAGTTGAATTAATTTTCACTTTTGCTATTGTATAATCAAAAATAATTGTTACCTTTGAATATCGAAACTTAAATATTAAAAAATGAAAACTCAATTAACAATTAACGAAAAGATTAATGCCAAAAGTCACGACAATAGATTGTTTCGTGGTAATGGATATAAGGCCAATACATTGAATCGGTTTTATAATCATGTTTTATCTAATGCATCTACTCGCAATGATGTGATAGAAGTTCGTGGTAGTAGTACTTGGGGTGAACCTATGCACAGTCAATTAAAAGCAATTGAAAAGCATTTAGAACCAAGATATATTTAACCATGAAAACTTTCACTCATGCCCCTGTAATGCCAGATAAGAGGCCGAAAGACTTCAATGATTGGATCAAACAAATAAACGAGGCTTTGGACAAGATAAAAGGCACAGATGTAGCCAAAAGACTAAAGAGGTAGTAAACCCATAAAATAGATTAAAGACAATGAGGCACGAAATAATTTATAATCAACCCGATGGTAGTAAGTTAAAGGTAACGGTTGTTTTCTATGATAATGATTATTCAGGTAAGCATTCATACAGACTTCAACTAATCAAGTGTCTCAAAGGAAAGAGAAAATTTTACAAGCCATATGACGAAGATAGTTACCAATTCAGGGCGTTATCTATGGAAAAACGTGCTGAGCAGGTCAAGAACGATATAATTGGAATTTTGGGTATTGATAATTATAACGATGCCCTTAATCAGACTTGGGAAAAGCTAAAACCTGATTTTATTGATTAAAGACAATGAGCATGGTGGCGGAAACGCTGATACACTAAATAAGTTCGATAAGGAAGCCGCTCTCGATAAATTATGGCTTGGCTGTGTTTAAGGCTTATTACCATGCTCTTAATAAAAGAATACATATATGGCTTATGAAAACCGTGACAAACTACCGCTTAGAACCGGGGATAACACGCAAGTTTTGCCGCCACGAAAGTTAGACAGTATTTCGATAGTGGTTATGTATTCTAACACCCAATCCTCTCCGGTAGATGGGCTTTGTAGGTTAAAAAAAGATTGAATTATGAAAATAAATATTGAATTAAAAAAGTTATCTGTCCAAATCAAGTGCCGTAACTTCTACTGTTCTAAATGGTTTGACCTGGAATTAAAATGCCCGTATTGCGGCTTAAGGATTTATTAATCATGAAAATAACTCTATTGTTTATATCGGTTTTAGAGTTCTGTATAATACTATATCTGTTAACAAAAAACAATGAAACAAATGGCTGGTGACATAACAACAAATTATTTTATAGATGACGACTTGGGGGCACCAACGTCATACGAAATAGCTAGGCGCATTGTAAATACTCTCCGCTTAAATACAAGGCCTATAAAAGGCCATAATGATCCGGACTCAATAAATGATTGCTGGGAGGAGCTTTTGTATCATATAGAAGTATTGGAGGATAGGAAATGAAATCAATCATAGAACTACTTAAAGAGGCTAGGTTATATTTTGACGATGACCGAGAGATATCTATAAAAATAGATGAAGTTTTAAATAAAAAAAATGGGATTTATTTAATATGCCATGAACGGTCTGAACAAATTGAAAAGCACGGCTATACTATTAATAGTGACATATCTCGTTACGATAAAGATTCAGAAGATATTGTCCTAGCTGCTATTTCGTACTTAACCCCATCTGATCATAGAGAGTACGGTTTGGCTGAGCCGACTCGAGCGGGCCATTATAAAAAATTCAGAAAAACCCCGAAAACATGGCCTTGGGATGATAAATATTGGAAGCCGTCGCCAGATGATAGGATAAAGGAACTGACAAAATCAGGGGCGTTGATTGCGGCTGAGATCGACAGGCTTCAAAATTTAACATACCCACCCCTATATCAAGTAGGGTTAGAAAGGTAAGAAGAAAAATAAAAAATATTATGAAAAAACCAAATTTTATTTCAGCAAAATTCTTTTTCGAGGATGCTAATAATACCTATTCGGTAATATTCATTCAACAAAAAGATAAAACGATGCATCGATCTATAATACATAAGAACAATGCAATAATATATGACGAGCTAATTTTATCCGCAGCAAATAAAACAAATGCTTTGGAATTGCTAACTAAAGCTATTAATTAACCCCCTATCTTGGTAGAGAAGAAAAAAGATTATGAAAGAGATATTTGAACTAACTCAAGAAAAAGCAAAATATTTATTTTCTTATCATGAAGATGGATATTTGATTTGGAATGTATCCTCAAATAGAAGAATAATTATTGGGAGCAGGGCTGGATATTTATGCAGAGTTAGGAATGGTGTTGTTTATTACTACGTAAGATTTAATAAAATCGCATTTAAAGTGTCGCGCATTATTTTTTTGTGGCACCATGGATACCTTCCTGAAATAGTTGACCATGAAAATAGAAACACACTCGATGATAGAGTAGAAAATTTAAGAGCCGCGATACCTACTCAGAATAGTGCAAATAGAAATAAAAACAGAGACTGTGCCAATCCCTATATGGGGATAGTCCATCAACAAAAAAAGTGGATAGCCTCTTGTGGCTCTAGAGGGAAAGTATATAGGTCTAAATATTTTGACACTCCAGAAGAGGCTGCATTGGCTTATAATAAATTAGCCGTTAAGCATCATAAGGAATTTGCATTATTAAATATTATTCAGCCATGAAAACACACAATATAATGGTAAAAAATGGCATAGGAACACTGTCAGACACCTATGCTGCCAATCCAAATGATTGGTGGTCTCATCCGGCACCCGGAATTGCTGACACCAAACCCGGTGAAGTAGTTATGGCTTATCAAATAATGGTAGAGCGTCTTAAAAACAGCAACGACGAATGGAAACCTTGTGTAGTAGATGGATATGACCCTATTTGCAAAACAGGGTATGAGCAAAAGATAATCTGGGTACTAGCCCCCTCACCAGAAGCAAGCCGGGGTAATGATGTTAGGGGGAAGGAAGAACAGCCAAAGGAATATAAATTGCTTGCTTTTGAAAAGTTAGGTCAAGTTTTCTTAATGGCAGGAAATCAAAGAATGCATTCCAGTGAGGAAATATTTATAAGGGATGAAGCTATTGCTGATTACCCTGTTTGCTTTAACGTCAAGGTCGGCGAAATTATTGACCCTAACGATGTTTATTTGGATAGATTTTGCAATGATGGGGAATGGACTACGGCATATAGACTAAAAAACAAACCAATCACCCCTGCCCAGTCATCCCCAATTATCGATACTGGGGTGAGTGCTGAAACGGTTCTTGAAAAAAATGGAGTAGGAGTATCAGTTTTGAAAGAAGTATTTTGTCGTGATGGCAAAGGAAGTGAATTTGATAGAATTGTGAGTTCTATGGAACAATACGCCACCCTAAAAGCCCAATCAGTCCTACAGGACAAGGAACAACAAATAAACGATTTGATAAGTCTCAACGATCAGATGACAGAAACATATAGTAATCAGTTAGCGGAAAAGGATAAGGAGATAGTGGATCGTAATGAATGGGTATCGGTTGAGGAAAGGCTGCCAGATCAATGCGACGAAGAATGCATTTGCAGCGACGGTAAAGAAGTTACTTGTTTGATATTTAAAACAGATGGATTTTACTCACTCGTATTTGAAGTGATAGTAGCTGGAATCACCCACTGGCAACCTCTACCAAAACCACCAATAAAATGAAAGAACAAGAGATATTCGAAAGCAATCAGAAAATAGGAGATTTGCCGCTTGCAATATTGGATGAATTAAACAAATACAGAATAGAGGCTGCCAAAATGATTGAAAATGGTGAAAAAGAATCTGTAGCTAATTTATCTGCTTTAATTACGGCTTTTAGGTTAGGAGCTAAAAATTCACATTTATTAAACAAGTAACCACCCCTTAAACCATTAATGATATGAGCGAATTTACTCGATTGCCAAAGTATATAGAAAAGGCTGTATTTTATCGAAGGAAAAGAAAATCGAGAGATAGCTACCAACTTCGTTACACACGCTATTACTGGAATAGGCAAATTAAAAAACCATTACTACCAATTACATTTTTATTTTAACCCATTCCACTAATGAGTAATTTGATTTTTTTTAGTATTTTTATATACAATGATTCGAACTTATAAACGTAAATTGATACTGACAAAGGCACAAGAATCCAGACTTAAATCTTGGATAGGGGCTTGTCGTACAGTGTACAATTTAGGCTTGCAAGTAAGAATAGAAACTTACAAAAAGATTCAAAAGTCAACTCACAAGTATGAGCTCATGAAGCAAATTACTGATCTTAGAAAAGATGTAAGTTGGATAAACGACGTTAATGCTGATTGTTTACAAAAAAGCATTGAATCACTCGATAAGGCATATAATTCTTTTTTTAAAGGCGGGGGATTTCCAAAATTCGCTTCCAAGAAAACATTCAATTATATTCAATTCAAGCATATAAAAGTTATAAATAATAGTAGTATAAAGTTGCCAAAATTTGGAATAATTAATATATTCAATGATGAATCCATTTTAGGTTACCCAAAAACAGCAACAATCAAACTCGAGCCTAAAGGCTTTTTTATAACAATTCAGTGCGAAAACGTGCCACAAAGATTTGCCAGTGAGAACCAAACGATAGGCATTGACATGGGCATAGCTAAGTTCTGCATTGACAGTAACGGTAAAACTATAGAGAACCCGCGCCATTTCGCAAAGTATGAGCGAAAATTACGAATTGAAAATCGCTCGCTATCAAGAAAAAGGAAGGGTTCTAATGGTTGGAAAAAGCAAGCTAAACGCCTGTCATTGCTACATCATAAGATTGGAAACGTGCGTCTGGATTTCCTGCACAAAGAAAGTACAAAAATAGCTAAGGTTAACAATGTTGTATACGTGGAAAATTTGAATGTGGCAGGGATGAGCAAGAACACTAATTTATCAAAACACATATTGGATGCCGGATGGGCGATGTTCAGACAAATGCTTTCTTATAAGACCAATGTCATAGCGATTAATCCGGCTTATACTTCACAAACCTGTTTTGAGTGCAAGCATGTAGCAAAAGAGAATCGAGTTAGTCAGTACGAGTTCGTTTGTGCCAATTGCGGGCATGCTGATAACGCCGATGTGAATGCTGCAAAAAACATTAAGCGAATAGGCAGTTCGTTAGATCGCCAACGTGAGGCAGTAGCCTGAGCGTAGGTCTTGAAGCACAAAATTAATAGTGCATGTCGGTAATGAGTAACATAACACCTACATTAAATTATCGGAAATAAACTTTAGATTTGAATACACTTTAAAAATCAGTAAATCATGGACATAGCATCAAAAGACAATGCCTCATCAAATGCCACAAGTTTTGGCGAAAGTTTGAAAGCAACTTTACACGGTAGAAGTTTTAATAATTCAACAGCTTCTGCAAAAGAAGATAGCATTGTAGATGCGGCAGTCACGCAAATGATAGCAGGGTTTTCGGGTATAGATTATTCAGCACCGATTGTTATTCCACCAACTCCAACAAATCCAGGTGGAACAGTTTCAGCAGCAAAAACATATAACAATCAATCAGGATTAACAATTACAGGTTTATCTTTTGATGGTGCAAAAAAATCGGTTGATCTTTTGGTTTTAAATAACTGCACAAATTGTCATATAACCCTTTGCCGGTTCTCCAATACAAATGGTATATCGATAAGACTTAATAATTGCGTTAATTGTACGGTTGATTACTGTTTCTTCACAATGGTAAACTTTGGAGTTATGGCTACCAATTGTACCGGAACAAAAGTAAACTTCAATCAGGGGCTTAATCTTTGGGCACCTGTCAAATACAATAATAATTTCGCCCATTGGGTTCAATTTATAAATTGCAGCGGATCAGGCCAACAAATAAATGATAATGCGTTTCAATCTATTGATGGAGTTGCAATCCATTGCCATGATGCGATTACGATTTATCAAAGTAGTGGCGTTTCAGGATCACCAATTCAAATTAAACGAAATAAAATCAAAGGTGGTCAATGGGCGGGTGGATTCCCAAATAGTGGTGATACTGGCGTTGGCATCACTGCCCCTGATGTTAGCGGAAATTACTATGAAATAACAGACAACATAGTAGTTAATTCAGGTGTAAACGGCATTATATGCGTTGGGACAGGTTCAAATATATTAGTTGATAAGAATATCATAGTCAACGACAATAAGAACGCTAAAGTGAGCTATGACGGTTTTACGTGTACTGGTACTAAAACAAACATAACAGTTTCAAATAATAGGGTTCATTGGTTGGATTCAAAAGGCAATTCTGTTGGTTATTGGTTCGGTGGCGCATCGACTATAAAAGGTGGGACTTTAACAAATAATAATTGGAATGATACCACATTAAATTCAAGCATTCTGCCCGATAACATCATAAGTTATAAGTAAGACCTTGTGTTTTGAGAGTTCGTAAAAACCGCTAAGGAGTAATATCTAAGGCGGTTTTTTTATGATAAAAAAATAAATCAAAAATAATTGCAAAAAAGACTTGACAAACAATTTATTTTGATTATATTTGTTCTGTATTAGCAATGTAGCTGATATTTAAAGCTTGACGGCAATGAAAACTCAAATCGAAATCTTAGAAGAAAGAATCAACAATGCATGGTTATCTAATAACATTGAACTTTGGAATGACCTACGTATCACATTCGGTGAATTAACCGGTGTTCTTCCTGTTAGACTTTTAATAAAAAGGTCAAATAATGTATGGGCTTGGTCAAATCAATTTGCAGGCGAAACAATCAGGGCTTATAAAACCAAAGAATTAGGTTATGAAAATGCCTATAAGGTTGTTTATAAAGAAAATGAAAATTTATCAAAGCTTCACGAATCACTATTAACTGGACTTATACACGAATGTGATTGTGAAATATGGAATTAACCCGTTTAAGCCCGTCAAGCTACGGGTTAAACACGCCTCGCACTGAAACAAATGCGGGGCTTTGTTGGCAACGAACTTAAAGAAACAAAAAAATGAAACGTAGATTATTCAATATCGCATGGTCGGTAGTAAATCAATTCAACAGCTTTGGAGAAGCTTTGGCACACGCTTGGAAGGTAATTAAATTACAGGTTGAATTGTGCATAGGAGTTGTTAAATTCGCTTACATGAAAAAAGATGGCACTCGCAGAGAGGCAACAGGCACTTTGATGTATGTTCCTGCGGTGAAAGGCGAAAGAAAACCTAATTTTGGGTTGCTGACTTATTTTGAAATCGGAATTAATGAATGGCGTTGCTGTAAAATAGAAAATTTGCTTTTTTAATATGATTGGCATTTATAAAATAACCAGTCCAAAAAATAAAATTTACATCGGACAAACCATTGACATTAAAAGAAGATTGAATTTATACAAAAAGGGCAAATGTGAATATCAAATTAGACTTTTAAGATCAATTTTAAAATATGGATGGGATAATCACGTATTTGAAGTTTTAGAAGAATGTGCAGTTGAAAATTTAAATGAGAGAGAACGTTTTTGGCAAGAAAATTACGATGTTTTGGGTAAAAATGGATTGAATTGCAGACTGACAAAAAGCAATGATAAAACCGGATATTTATCTATTGAAACTAGGACAAAAATGAGTATATCTCAATTAGGAAGGAAGCATACACAAGCTACTAAGGATAAAATCAAAAAAAATCAAAAAAAACATACTCAAGATCATATCAATAAGATTATTCTATTCAATAGAACTAAATTATTAAATATATCTGGACAAAAATTTAATATGTTATTGGCTTTAGATAGGCATATTATCATCCGTCACAGCACAAAATGGGAATTTAAATGCGATTGCGGAAACATTAAATTTATTAATGTTCAATCTGTAAAATCGGGCTGCACTAAAAGTTGTGGGTGTAGAAGGAAAAACAGAATGATTGAAATGAATAAATCAACAAATAAAAAATAAAATCATGAAAACACAAACCATTTTAGGAATAGTAGCAATGATATTACCTTGGGTATTAATTATTGCAACCGTTATTGTTAGGGGCAAGAAACTTTTTGACTAAAGGCCATGACAACAGAAGAACTATTAACCGAACAGCAAAGACAAATTGAAGATTTAATAAAAATCAACAATGAAGCTTTCGCAACATTCAAAACATTGTCGGATAACTTCGATCAGCTAACCATGCTTTACAACTGGCAAAAGATCGAAATAAAAATGTTGGAGCAAAAACAGTTTGTTAAAACAGATAATTGAAAAAAACGCGTATTAGACAAATTGGTAAAGTCAACAGGTAGCTGGTGAATGGTACGGATAGCAACCGTTTAAA